AAGTATATCTCACTTCTTGTGAGAGATATACGTTTCTCATATAAAAACAGAATATAGATAAAGGAAGCTCAAAATGGCAAACTCAAAATCAACAGCAAAAACTGTCACAGTTGAAGGTACTTCAATTCAAGCTGACATAGCAGAGGGCAAAGCCCTGTTCAACATCTGGAAAAAGAAAGAATCCACTGCTAAAGCAGCTTTCACGAATGATACCAAAGCTGAAGGCTTTGATACTAGACTTGGCAACTTGTTGCTCAAGTTACAGAAAGCATCTTCGATGGATGGTGGTCGGATTTCAAGAGAAATCTTGGCTACTCACAATCTTCATAAGATTGACAAACGCCGCCGTTCCGAAGCTCTTTGGTTTGTTAAAAACCAAGCTGAAGCAACAGCTTTCATAGAAACCTCAAAGAAAGGTTTTACATCCCTCACAGCTTTACAAGCTGCAATGCGTAAAGCTGCCAAAGGCAGTGAGGAACAAACCACCGAAGGTGAAACACAAACTGAAACCACCGAAGGTGAAACGTCCAATGTTGGACAATCTCAACCGCCAAAAGAAAAGATCACACACACTGTAATGGTAAATACCATTGTGAAACAGGCTCACTTCAACGATCTTGATCTTGAAGAGATCATTGAAGATTTAATGATCGTTCTTGAAAATCGTGAAAAGCATAATGCAAAGGCGGCAGCATAATGGCTCGGATCAAAGATCAAACAAGTGTGCGGTACTTGCTGCCGCACACAAAGGCAAGCATAGATCAGCACATGCATGATATTGCTGAAAAGCAATTTGCAGATGCTCTTGCGCAGGAGATGGAACGTCCAACATTGGACAATCTAATTGCAAACACTAGGTCGCCTGAACAGATGCACAGGATCGCACCTACATTGATCCACGATAGTGGATGGAAGGACGTTAAATAATGGCTGATCGTATCATTAACCTAATAGTTGCCATAGCTATGCTATGTGCCACAGCTTTGGTTACTATCATATGTGTGGCAGTGTTTGGCTCAATGGCTGATCCCGTTGCCCTTATGGTTATAGTGCCATACGTAATGATGGTTGCCCTGTTGGTTTTCTATGGCACTTGACTATATAGTATTACATAGTTATATAAACACTTGATACTTTAGTGAAAGTGTTATATAACATATGTATAATACTAAACCGAAACTGAAAACGTCCAATGTTGGACAATATAAACGGAGTTTAATTATGGACAATCACCTCACAGAATATGCCATTGCTTACCAAGCATATAGTGATGCTCATAAAGAGTATTATGGTGTTAGACCATATAGTAATGGTCATAGCATTGACGTAGACAACATTGCTGAACTCGAAAAGCAAACCCAACGGTACTACGATTGGGTAGCAGAGGACTTGGCACAAGCACGTGCCGATGAGGATGCATCCATCAATGCTTGTATGGCAGCAGGTGCACCTGACATTGACACTGCAATGCGATGGCTTGAACAGGACAAAATACACCCACAATGGGTATAGGCAGATATAAGTACACTTGGAAGTTATATTTAACTTTCACTATACATAATCAATGGTGTGAAGATAGGCCATCCCGTCTACAACCCAAGTGTACTTTTACCTGCTAACTTAAACGTCCAATGTTGGACAATCTTACGGAGTAACTGCAATGTCAGTAAAAAATATTATCAACATATACCTTGCCGCAACAGATGATGAAAAGGCAGACGGCGTTAAATGGTATCGTGTGGCACTACGTGAGGCCACAAAGATAGGTAAAGAGTTTGGCGTAAGCAAACACACTGTAGTGGGTGTTATAGCTGCCCTGTCACCTAATCTTGGATGGACGGTCAATGTCCGTAATGCTCGTGATATGGTGCAATGCTTTACTGGTGGTGGTAGTATTGACGACGTTACTGTGTCATCTTATCCATTGAACAAGCAAAAGGCATGGCGTATGTTAGAGGAAAAGATAGTACGCAAGGACAAGCTAATGAAGATACTCAATGGCCCTAAGACAACGGCATTCTTTGCCAATATATTTGGCATTGACGTAGTGACTGTGGACGGTCATGCTAAGAACATACACGATGGTGAACGCCGTGTTCTAAAGAACAATAACGTAGGTGTCAAAGAATATCGTGAGATTGCCAAGGCATACCACGAGGCAGCAGATACCATTGGTATCAAAGGTTATGAGATGCAAGCTATCACATGGGTAGCATGGCGCAGAATGCACAACATCAACAGGTAAGGACTGAACTAATGAAACAGAAAACTGTAACATATCGCAACCCTGTGGCGAAGGCAATGTTACAGGAACGTAAATCGCCACAGGTGATATTGCCAAAGAAAGGTAGTAAAGCCAAACGCAATCGTGGAAAGGACAAACGTAATGCAATACGAGATGCGCAACTTCATTAAGATGAGCAAAAAGAAAACGTCCAATGTTGGACAAAAGCCTAAACGTGACGATTGGAAACGTGAACGTAAGATCGCACGTCAAAGTAAACTTAACCTTCGTAAATCAGTAGCATAGGAGCTAACACAATGACAAACTCAAACACACACGCACCAGTAGTAAAAACATCTAACCCTGCATTGTATGAGAACCATACATTCCACATGCAGAAAGCACGTAAGTACACATACAACTACGTTGCCATTGATGAGGTGCTAGTAGATTTGTACGACACTATGACCGTCAAGGAAATCGCAGAGGCACTCAATGAGTACCCTAGCCGTATCAACTATCGTGTCAACGTGTTGAAAACCCTTGGCCTGATTAAGAACAAGTACAACATGGAACGTGCGGAGTTGATGCGTACTCGTAAGGTACTGGTCACGTGGCTAGATGATGTTGACAACCAAATTGCAGCACAAGGATAATAAACCATGAGAGTTGAAGTTTACTTCAATCTACACAAACACACATTCTCTGTCCGTTCATGTAAAACGGGCAGAGTACTAATACACACTGACAGAGTACACATTGCAAACCCTAAGTTTGTAGTGCGTCAGTCAGGTCGTAACCGTGTACTACGTGAGGGCAAGAAGAATGTCCATGCGTTTGTACGTGGCGAGGTCACATACTTTACAGACCTTGATGATGAAAAACGTCCAATGTTGGACAATGTAAAGTACAACCCATATAAATATGTTGGCTTCGTAAAGATGCCAGACGAAACACTAATACACGATGCTGACCGTGCCTACATGTTAGTCAGTGATGATGGTGTACCATCTATATATGCAGAAGGAGCTAGATACTAATGACAGACAAAACAATATATGCTTCACTAACACGTGAAGAAGTGCAGCAACTGTGCGATTTGTATAACCACATAGACAGTATGATAGATGATGCAGGTGAAACACTTGACATACAGCTATCTGAGTTACGTCAGTTACGTGAGAAATCGTGGGAACTACGTCAACTGTTTGAGTTCAAGCCACAACGTGATGAAGATAGACCTGACAGGCCCATGCCTTGGAAACCCTCTGTGCTTCCTGACGATGATCGTGCGTGGTACTACAACGATGGCAGTTAATGCCTATGAAATAATCCTAGACATTGGTGGACAGGAGAGCACCATCACACTTGATGATACTTTTCCTGCCATTGATGGATGGGCTAGTGCTTGCAGCATGGCAGTGCTGATGGCGAAGCACATTCACCCAGAGCTAGAAGTAGAACTTGTATCTGTCGCAGAGTATGAGGCAGATGAATACAACGACTACGGCTATATACATGAAGCACCTATGGCGGTGCAGTAAAGGAGTACACAATGCCAGATGCATACATCACACTAACTCAACGTATGTTGAGCAAGTCAGAGATCAATGCCAACAAAACTGTACAACAGTTTCTATTGGAAGACTTTGGCATGGAATACACAGACAAGTTCTTTGAGAACAGGAATAAACTTACTGTCATAGGTGAGTACATTGACGGTGAAGAAGCAAACATAAACTTCTTCAGACGGTCAGGCCGTGGCGATAAGATGATCAGCATACAAAAGCTAGGTCAATATGCAGATGCAGGTGACAAGGTACGCCTGTTATCAGACAGTGAAAGTGACGGAGATGGTACACGTATTTTTATCCAAGTCCACAGACCAATCGAAGCCGAAGCCGATGCAGCCTGATGATCCATGTGATGATTGGTCAGGTCTACCTATACCCAAACCGAAAGGATAAGTAATGATTGAGACAATGCTAATGTGCCTTGCACTAAACGTGTACTTTGAGGCACGTAGTGATAGCATGGAAGGGCAGTATGCCGTAGCCCATGTTGTTATGAACCGTGTACAAAGTAACCGATTCCCTAGTGATGTATGCTCAGTCGTGACGCAGCATCGTAAGGGACGTACATGCCAGTTCAGTTGGTACTGTGACGGTAAGTCAGACAAGCCAAAGGATGCGTATGCTATGGCCTATGCTACTATGGTAGCTGCTGATGTACTACGTGGTGAGGCTGTCGATATAACAGACGGTGCTACACACTATCATGCAAACTATGTACGTCCTTATTGGGCTAGTGAACTAGAGTATACTGTGACAATTGGATCACACCTGTTCTATAAATAGCTAACACCCCTTAGTGGGGCATGTACATTACTATATAACTATGGCACAGTTGCCATATAACTAATGCAAAGGAGAAAAACATGCCATTAGACACAACAACATTCCACGTACCAGAGCATCTTGACTTTGGTGTAGAGTTTGAAACAACTAAAATGAGTGACAAAAAGTATGTCATTAATGCTGACACAGGTCAGTACCTTGGTATCGTAGGCACAGGCTTCAAGTGTGCATCACACGGTGACTTCTATCGTGGTGTTCTTGACACTGTGACTGAGGAACTAACCTCGCATGAGGTAGCAGATGCTCGTATGAACTGGCACACTGCACGTGATGGTGCATGGGCTATGCTTGACATCACTCTGCCCAACATGAAAACTGTTGTTGAGACAGAGAAACATAGCACAGAGATTGGTAATAGGATCATATCATTACATGGTATTGATGGGTCGTGCTCTAACCAAGTGTACTTTGGTGCTATTGATTTCTTCTGTACCAATGGGCAGATTAGTGGTGACTATGACAAGGTACGTAAGAAGAATACATCTAACTTTTCTATGGAAAGTTTCATCTATGAACTGACCAAAGCACGTACTGATTTCTATGAGCAAGCTGCCAAGATGCAGGTGTGGGCTAAGACTAGCCTCAAATACGTAGATGTAAGCTCATTGCTTGAGGGCATGATCACATCCAAACGTAAGGCTGAAAAGATGTACAGCTTGTACATGCAAGAAGCATCACAACGTGGTCACAACAAGTGGGCATTGTATTCTGCCTTCACCAACTATGCATCGTATGCTGATGAACGTAATGGGTTCAACCTGCGTAACACTGGCAACGATACACAGGCTATCAGCATGTGGTCACGTGAGCAAGAGGTATCTAAGTGGGTATCAGATAGTAAGTTCATTGAATTGGAGGCTGCATAATCCATGCCTAAACTACCACGATATGTACAAGAACGAGAGTCACCTTCGGGTGACATCTCATACCGTTTCAACCCACCACAGAACCTTGTAGATGAGGGCGTGGTCAAACGTGAGGAATATGGATGTGACTTAAAACAGGTACGCAAGATCGCACGTGAACATAACAAAGAGATTGATACGTATCGTGCAGAACAAGCACAAGTTGTACGAATAAAGTCAAGCAGCAAGGTGACTGATCTGATTAACTATTACTATATGTCTAATGACTTCAATGCTTTACGTGATACAACTAAAGTAGATTATAGGTATTTTCTCACTGTGTTACACCAGACAATGGGGTGGCGTAAGTATGAGTACGTTACCGCCAAGGTTGCAAAGCAAGCATACGAAGAGTGGGTCAAACGTGGCATAAGTTTTGCCAACCATGCGGCAACATGTGCCAGTAGGGTGTACAACTACGCCATTGACATGCAGCACACTACGTACAATCCTTGGGCAAATATAAAACGTAAGTCACCAGAACAACGTAAGGTAGTGTGGTCACACGGTGAGGTGAACAAGTTCCTTGACGTTGCATACAGTGACTTTGAGTACAGGAATGTGGGCTTGATTGTTCACATGGCATACGAGTGGTGTCAACGTCTGGGTGACATGCGTACCTTAACGTGGGACAACGTAGACTTTGATAACAGTATGCTTGAACTGGAGCAGAGTAAACGTAGGGCAGATGTAACCCTGCCCATATCGGATGGCCTATTGCACATGCTCAAGGAACAGAAGAAAGACTTTGGGTTTCAGACTTACGTAGCACCACACCCACGTCCTGTTGACGGTACATACAATCCATATGCTATGGAAAGATTGTCAAAGGTAGGTCGAAGGGTTATGCGACTAGCTAAACTACCCGAAGAGCTACGGCTTATGGACTTACGTAGGACAGGAGTAACACAGATGGACAAAGAAGGTGTACCAATCAACCAGATCATGTCAGTGACAGGACACAATAATATCTCATCTGTTAAGCCTTATCTAAAACATTCGTACACAAGTGCAAATAATGCCTTGACACAGAGAAATGTATCTGTATCCTTGAGTGGAACGAACAACATAGAAAGTGATGTAGTATGAATATACATGATATTATAAGTGACTTATCACTTGTTAATGGTGAGACTAAACGTATGACATGTCCTGTATGTAACACAAAGAATACCTTTACTGTTACAAACAACATGGGTTCTATCGTATGGAATTGTTACAAGGCGAGTTGCACTGCGTCAGGTGGTACACGTACTACCCTCAGTGCAGAAGACATTCGCAAGTCTTTGGGTAGTGTTGCAGAAGAGACACACACTGCAACTTTCTCAAAGCCTGATTGGTTTGTGCGTGATGCCAAGAAGCTCAAGCCTTTCTGTGATGAGTGGGCTATAGACCCACAAGATTTAGGGTTGTTGTATGACGTTAAGGAACATCGTGTGGTGTTCCCTGTTGTACACAACAATGTTATGGTCGATGCCACAGGCAGATCACTGGGTAAACGTATACCTAAGTGGAAGAGATATGGAAAAAGCCACTTGCCATATGCTCATGGGTGTGGTAAAACGGCTGTAGTTGTTGAGGACTGCGTGAGTGCTGCTATTGTAGGTGATGGTGGTGTATATGTCGGGGTCGCAGTGTTGGGTACATCATTGTCCAGTGGACACAAGAGGTACTTGTCGCAGTTCTCAACAGCAATAATTGCATTAGACCCCGATGCTTTACCCAAGACATTGCAATTTGCAAGAGACTTACGACAACACGTTAAGACAGTAAAGATACTGTACTTGACTGACGATTTGAAATACAGAAACCCTACCGACTTTGATAACCTTACAACACTAGGAGACTGACACATGGAATTATCATTAATACGTAGCCTCATGGACAAAGAGTTCTATGATGAGCATCGTGGCGCACGTTGTCCCGACAGGCTATTCAGCAAAGATGTACGTAAGATCAAGCAGTCTATCGACACTGCTATGGATCGTTATGAACGTACCATAACACCTGCTGAGATTGAGGCGTTGTTCATGGCTAACAACCCAACCCTCACCACAGCACAGAAGCAAGCATACAGTCATCTGTTTCAACAGGTACAGAAGGAACGGCCTATGGGTAGTGACGTAGCACAAGAGGTGCTATCCAAGTTGTTCCAACAGGTCATTGGCGAGGACATTGCTAACCTTGGCTTTGACTATGTGAACGGTAGCAAGTCTAGCCTTGAGCCACTACGTGATATGCTTGAGCAGTATGGTGATGACTTCACACCTAACCTGCGTATTGATTGGGAAGATATCAACCTTGATACCATCCTTGCTATGACTGACCTTGAGTCACAGTGGACGTTCAACATCCCTACCCTTACACGTAAGGTAGAGGGTATCAATGCAGGACACTTGATTGAGGTAGGTGCTAGACCTAACACTGGCAAGACATCCTTCCATGCCTCACTGGTAGCAGGGCCGAATGGCTTTGCTTGGCAGGGTGCACGTGTCATTGTGTTGTGTAACGAAGAAGGATACCACCGTGTTGCCCACCGTTACATTACTGCTGCTACTGGCATGGACAAGTTTGAGATTGTGAAACACAAGCAGCAAGCACTGTCTATCTTTAACCGTATCCGTGACAAGATCATGTTCAAGGATGCGACTAGTCGTGACATGAACTGGGTTGAGTCTGTATGCAAGTCATACAAGCCTGACATTGTGATCCTTGATATGGGTGACAAGTTTGCACGTACTAGTGGCTTCTCACGTCCTGACGAGGCACTCAAGGCCAATGCCGTACATGCTAGGCAGATTGCAAAGCAACAAGAGTGTGCGGTGTTCTACATGTCTCAGCTATCAGCAGAGGCAGAGGGCAAGGTTGTACTCAACCAAGCCATGATGGAAGGATCACGAACAGGTAAGGCAGCAGAAGCTGACCTGATGCTAATGATCTCTAAGAACCCTACAGTAGAGGGACAAGAGGAAGAAGACAATCAACGCCACATCAATGTGGTCAAGAACAAACTGTCTGGGTGGCATGGCATTGTACACACAGACCTAGAGTACAAGATTGCGAGGTACGTAGCATGACACCAGATGAAATGGATCAAGTCATAGCTGATTTAGAAGAGGATTTTCCTGCACTGCAAGAGATTCTAGGATTGCGAGGTAGTAGCATGACCCCAAGAGAGTCATCACAGATAGAAGCTGAAAGAACTTTTGAAGAGTTCATAAAGTGGACAAAGAGATCGTGCATGTTTATTGCAATAGTATTATTACTGGTTGTCTTTGGTTGTAACAATGGAGTAGAGGTTGGTACAAAAAAGACAGGCAGTAAGTACAATGGTGCAGTCTATGAACCAAGTAATGTAGGAGAATAAATATGATTAAAGCAACATACATAGACCACATGGGCAGTGATCTGTCTGTCGTTAATGCAGCTAGAGTTAGCTTTGGTAAGAAGAGTGATTGGAAACACCCTTCTATCGGTCAGGAGTTTGGCCTGTCTGATCGTGACACCAAGCTAGTATACTACTTAGCAAAGCACAAACATACATCACCTTTTGGTCACTGCTTTGCTACTTTCCATGTCAAAGCTCCTATCTTTGTAGCACGGCAGCTAGTTAAGCATAAGTTCCTGCGTTGGAATGAGATTAGCCGTAGGTATATAGATAACGATCCTAAATTTTACGAGCCTAAAATATGGCGTGAACGAAGTGACGATAAAAAACAAGGGTCGAGTGATATAGAGGTCACTGAATTAGAGGATTCTGGTTGGGGTGAATATCACGAGTTTGATATAAACCACTACGATATGAAAAAAACTATAGAAGGTTGGCATCACAAATGTTATGACCTATATGATTTACTTATCCGTAATGAGGTCTGCCCAGAACAAGCACGTATGATACTACCACAGTCTACTATGACTGAGTGGTACTGGTCTGGATCATTGGATGCATTTTCTGATATGTGCCTGTTACGTTGTGCCAGTGATACACAGGTAGAGACACAAGAGGTGGCTAATCAAATCAGTCACAAGATGCATGAGCTATTTCCTGTGTCGTGGATGGCACTAGCTAAAGGGAGAGAGTAATGCCTTATGTAATAGAGATTGAAATAGAAAAAGGTGAGTACACCTTAGTAAGAAAAGAAAATCCGTGGACATACTCTACAGATGTGTGGGTGTTTGACTCACGTGATGAGGCTGAGAAAGAAGCAGCTAGGTGGAACACAGGCAGGGTACTGTATTATATAAGGCCCATGTCTGATCAGGAAAGACAACGAGCAAAGGAGAAAAGCTAATGTCAATTAAAGAATGGAAAGAAATGGTAGCAGAAAAACTGGAAGAGTTTGAGATACCAAGTGCAGTTGACGTTACTCGTATAACAGATGCTATAAAGAAACACAAACTATCTATTGATGATGTTGTAACTGCGATACAAAACTTTGCAGAAGACAGAGACTTTCATAATTCTCTTGACAACATGTATGGAAAAGAGGTAGAGATACTAGACGAACTAGACTAGGAGACAACATGATACTGACCCTCGACGTAGAAAACACAACAACCAAACGTGACGGCAAGCTGCACCTTGATCCGTTTGAACCAACCAACACATTAGTTATGGTGGGTATGCTGGATGATCACATGAACGAAACTATTGTAACATTCGATCACGCAGAGCAACAACCTACCACAGATGGGCGGCGTATAGTCCAAGACGCATTGGATGCTGCCCATCTACTTATAGCACACAACGCACCGCATGACTTGGTGTGGTTGTGGGAGTCAGGCTTTACCTATGACGGTGACATCTTCGACACCATGCTTGGGGAGTACGTACTGCAACGTGGACAGAAAGATGTACTGTCACTTGAGGCTTGTGCTGAACGGTATGACCTTGACACAAAGAAGCAGGACTCTCTCAAGGCATGGCTCAAGGATGGCAAGTCTGTACGTGACATGGATCACGCAGAGTTGTCAGAGTATCTGTCTGCTGACTTACACGCAACACAACAGTTGTACCGTAAGTTAGACAAGCAGTATGCTGACAATCCTACACTCGTGCCTACCATCAAGCTGACCAATCAACTTTCCTTGCACCTTGCACGTATATACCAACGTGGGTTTCAGGTGGACATGGATGCACTGATGGAAGTACGTGACGAGTTTGAGCAAGAACGTAACATGCTTAAAATTGCACTTGAGGAACAGGTTGCTGACATCATGGGCGACAGACCGATCAACCTTAACAGTCCAGAGCAATTGTCTTGGGTTATCTACAGCCGCAAGCCCCATGACAAGAAGGTGTGGGCAGACTTGTTTGATGAACGTATGCCTGACTCTGACTATCGTGGCACAGTCAATGCACACAGTCAACGTCTGTACAAGCAGAAGGCACACCAGTGTCCTGACTGCTACGGCACTGGTCAGATCAGAAAGACCAAGAAGGATGGTACACCATTCGCCAAGACAAACAGGTGCAATACTTGTGATGCTACTGGCTTTCTATACAGTGACTCTACTACCATTGCAGGTCTGAAATTTATTGCACCTACATCCAAGTGGGTTAGTAATCACGGGTTCAGCACCAGTAAGGACAACCTCATATTCCTTGAGGGCATTGCCCGTTCCAAGAACATGAAGGAAGCTGAGTCGTTCCTACATAATGTACGTAGACTGTCTGCTGTTGACACGTATCTTAGCAGCTTCGTAGAGGGCATTGCCACACACGTAAAGAGTGATGGCAAGCTGCATGTACGTTTGTTGCAGCATCGTACTGGCACAGGCCGTTTGTCTGGTGCAGACCCCAACATGCAGAACATGCCACGTGGTGGTACATTCCCTGTCAAGAAAGTATTCATATCACGATGGCATGGCGGTGAGATTATGGAAGCTGACTTTGCACAGTTAGAGTTCCGTGTTGCTGCATTCCTGTCGCAAGATATGACTGCCATTGACGAGGTGACTACTGGCTTTGACGTACATAGCTACACTGCACAAGTTATCAGTGATGCAGGTCAGCCTATGTCACGGCAAGAGGCCAAGGCACACACCTTTGCACCTCTGTATGGTGCTAGTGGTTTCGGTAGGTCTAAAGCAGAGGCGGCATACTATCAACAGTTTACGACAAAGTATTCTGGTATTGCCAAGTGGCACGAGGCACTAGCCAAAGAAGCATTGAACACAGGCAAGATCACTACACCATCTGGACGTGAGTTTGCATTCCCTGACGTTACACGTAGACGTTTTGGTGGTGTGACATATTTCACACAGATAAAAAATTATCCTGTGCAATCGTTCGCAACTGCTGACATAGTACCTATATCTTTGATATACATTGATAAGTTACTAACAGCAAACAAACTACGCAGTTGTGTAGTAAACACAGTGCATGATTCAATCGTTATTGATGTGCACCCACAAGAAAAGGAGACAGTACTAAAAGTAATACGTACAGCCAATGACAGGCTTATTGACATCGTGAATCGCAAGTGGGACATTGACTTCAACATTCCTCTATTATTAGAGGCAAAGATTGGTCCGAATTGGCTTGACACAAAAGATGTCGCATGATATAACTACCATCCGTAAAACAAAAGGAGACTTACATATGACTCAAGTAACAACAATCGACACTAATAACTACAACGTAATGGCACAAGCAATGGGCATGAGTGCAGATGCATCACCGCAAGCTGCCAAGGCAAGTACACTTGCACGTTTACGTATCAATCACTCGCCTATCATGGGTGAGCAAGACATGGGTGGCAAGAAGGTAAAGCTAGAGGTTGTGTCAGGTGGCACATACAAACTGGAAGTACCTGACGGTGACACATACTACGCAGAGAGTGTACGTATACGTCCATTCCTGCAACGGTTCATGCACAAGAAGTTCGTTAAGGGTACAGACCACACCCCTAATCGTTACATCAAAACTGTTATGGTCAATGACCTCAATGGTGATATGAAGGACAACGATGGTGGGTTCAACTGTGGTAAACCTGCAGGGTTCATCAAAGATTGGGCAGCATTGCCTGATAGCATGAAGGACTTGATCCGTTCTATCAAACGTGTTCGTGCATTGTTTGGTACAGTAGAACTGATCAATGCTACAGATGCAGAGGGTAACTCTGTTGACGTAGAGCCTACAGCATTCGTGTGGGAGATTGACAACCGTGATGCCTTTAAGATTATAGGTAAGGTGTTTGCTGATCTTAGTAAGATGCGTAGGCTACCACCACAACACAGTGTAGTACTAACATCTAATGAAGTACCCTTACCCAACGGTAATAGCTTCTATATTCCTGTTACGGCATTGGACTTGAACAATACACTAGAGATGGACAACGATGCACAAGAAGTGTTTGGTAACTTTGTTGCATGGATTGAGAACTACAATACGTATATTCTCAACTCATGGAACGAGAACATGCACAAGAACGAAGAGGTGGATACGGATACAGTAGAAGCCTTTGTGGACATTAGTGAAGAGGACTTCGTATAATGAACCACCCTGCTGAACTGGCGATCAATCAGTATCTTGAGGATGCTACATCTGGTAAATCAACAATGTCCGAAGAGACAGTACAACAGATTGGTAAAGATGTAATGGATGCTGTAAGACGCCAGTTTGGTGGGGGCAATAGGCGTGATAAGTTTCGTCTGCGTATGTCAAACATAGGTAGGCCAACTTGTCAGCTTTGGTTTGAAAAGAATAAACCAGAGAAGGCGTTGCCCAAACCGACAACATTCGTTATGAACATGCTTCTAGGCGACATCGTAGAGGCTGCGTTCAAGGGTATCATCACAGAAGCAGGAGTACAGTACGAGGATGAGGACAACTACGTAGAGCTAGAGCTAGACAAGACCACAGTAAAAGGATCATACGATCTTGTTATTAACGGTGCTGTGGATGACGTTAAGTCTGCCAGTGATTGGTCATACCGAAACAAGTTTGAGTCCTATCAAACGTTAAAAGCCAGTGACCCCTTTGGTTATGTGGGTCAACTGGCTGGATATGCTAAAGCATCTGGTAAGAAAGCAGGTGGTTGGTGGGTAGTGAACAAGGCCAATGGTAATATAAAATATATTGCTGCTGACGGTCTTGACATGGACGAAGAACTTACTAAGTTAAATGATACGGTGGCTACCGTAGATAGTAACGAGTTTGTCAGATGCTTTGACCCTGTACCCGAAACGTTTAGGGGCAAGGCAACTGGCAATCGAGTGTTGAATAGTAACTGTAAGTTCTGTGACTACAGATTTGAATGTTACCCAACACTGAAAGAGTTACCCTCTAAGGTGTCACAGGCTAAGACAAAGCCTATCGTAGCTTACATAGACTGAAAGGAGTAGAACATGCTAGGTGATGATGAAATAAAAGAAATGCAGGAGCAGATCGAAGCTATGGAAAATGAAGTACGTGTTCGTAAGAAAGCATTACATGAAGCTAAGTATGCAGGACTACGAGCAGCAATGCAGACACGTAAGGATGCAGATGCAGCCATTAGAGAAGAGTTAAAGTCTCTTGGGTATCCATCTGCAACTAGTTTTCCTACACTTGATTGGTTCAGGTTCTAATGAACGGCAAGCAATTTGCTGCTGCTTTAAAGTATGGGTATAGGAGTGGGCTTGAGATAAAAGTAAAAGACTATTTGGTTGAGCATGGTGTCAAGGTTAAGTATGAAGCCATCAAGATTGAATGGGAAGACCTCATGTACCGAACCTATACTCCAGACTTTGTACTACCTAATGGGATTATAATAGAAACTAAGGGCAGGTTTACAGCAGACGATAGACGTAAACATGCAGCTATTAAGAAACAGCATCCAAAGCTAGACATTAGGTTTGTGTTTGAGAGTAGTAGACGTAAGCTGAGTAAGGGTGCTAAGACTACCTACGGTCAGTGGTGTGAGAGAAACAAGATTCCGTTCTACGACAGGATCATCCCAGAAGAATGGCTTAATGAGAAGGGGAAGGATATGCATCCTGACCTGATACATTTCCCATACAAAAAAGTGAAGAGGAATTAAATGTGGCAGATGAGAAAATACTACTTGACTTCGATCCTAATGATTTCATTATACATATCAGTCCATTTTTAGATGCACAAGGTAAGTGGACAGGGGAGTTGTTGGTTGGTAATACAACCACAGATGAGAACTCTCTTGATGATGATGACTATATAAACTTAATGCGGCTGGTGCATATGGTATGTGCTTCTGTACCTGCTATGGAAGAAAACGAAACTGTTAGGGAAACCCTTTACAAGTACGTAGAAACTGCGTTAAAAGAAAGTAATGAGAAAGTGCCAAAAGTAAGGCATAATGAAAATAGTAATGTGATAGAACTTAGCTTTAAATAAGGAGACACGTATGGCAACTAAAGTAGAACCCAAACTAACATCAGATGTGGACATGGTAAACTCACCCGATCACTACAACTACGCAGGTATCGAATGCATTGATGCTATTCGTGCAGCAACAGGAGAGGAAGGTTATCAGTACTACCTACAGGGTAACATTATGAAGTACCTGTGGCGATACAGATATAAGAATGGTATAGAGGACTTGCAGAAAGCACAGTGGTATCTAAACCAGTTGATTGTGGAAGAGTCTGGTGATGGTGGTTAAGATATATCTTACACTGGAACTAGACGAAGATGAGTATCCTATTCCTGTAGATGGTTTTGTTGATGAAGAAATCAAGGAAGCACTACAGGAATTTATCTACGATGTAGATGGAATGAGTATAAAAACAATTAAAGTATTAGGAGAATAGATATGACACAAAACTACCTATCTACAGATTATCAATCCTTCATACACAAGTCACGTTATGCACGATGGCTTGATGATGCAGGGCGTAGGGAGAGTTGGGCAGAGACTGTATCACGATACATAACTAATATAGTTAAACCCAACATAGATGATTTTACAGCAAAGGATATTGAAGAAAGTATTCTTAGCTTACAAGTCATGCCTAGTATGCGATCAATGATGACAGCAGGTCCAGCAGCAGACAGAGATAATACATGTATGTATAACTGTAGCTATCTACCCATAGATGACCCTAAGTCCTTCGACGAGGCTATGTTCATCCTCTTGTGTGGAACTGGCGTTGGGTTCAGTGTTGAGAGGCAGTTCATTAGTAAGCTGCCCGAAGTCCCTGAGTTGTTCGACAGTGATACCACAGTCGTTGTAAAGGATAGCAAAGAAGGTTGGGCTAAATCTCTCAGACAAGTAATGGCTCTTCTTTGGGCAGGTGAAATACCACAGTGGGATGTTTCACGTGTACGTCCTGCAGGGGCTAGACTAAAAACATTTGGTGGTAGAGCTAGTGGCCCTGCACCTTTAGTGGATTTGTTTAACTTCGTGGTACGTATATTTAAAGCTGCACAAGGACGTAGGCTGTCTAGCATTGAATGTCACGACATCATGTGCAAGATTGGTGAGGTAGTTGTAGTTGGTGGTGTACGTAGGTCAGCCATGATCTCATTGAGTAACCTGAGTGATGATCGTATGCGTCATGCTAAGTCAGGTCAGTGGTGGGAGAATGAACCACAACGTGCCTTGGCTAACAACAGTGTTAGTTATACAGAGAAACCAGATGCAGTATCCTTCATGCGTGAATGGATGTCATTAGTAGAAAGTGGGAGTGGTGAACGTGGTATATTCAATCGTGAGGCAAGCAAGAAGCAAGCTGCAAAGTATGGTAGGCGTGATCCTGACTATGAGTTTGGAACTAATCCGTGCAGTGAAATCATACTTAGGCCGAACCAGTTCTGCAATCTTACGGAAGTTGTGGTACGAGCCACAGACTCGTTGGAAGAGCTGGCTAGAAAAGTCCGACTCGCCACAATACTTGGGACGATCCAAAGCACGTACACAAAATTCCCATATCTGCGAAAGGTGTGGAACAGAAATACAGAAGAAGAACGATTGCTCGGTGTGTCTCTCACAGGGATAATGGATAACCCATTAATGACTACAGCCAATAAAGGATTGGATAAGACCCTTGAACATCTACGTGGGATTGCTGTATCTACTAATGCTGAATGGGCAGAACGTCTTAACATACCTGTTGCTACAGCTATTAGCTGTGTCAAGCCAAGTGGTACTGTGTCACAACTTGTTGACAGTTCTTCAGGGATACACCCTCGCCATAGCCCCTACTATATTCGTACTGTGCGTGGTGATAACAAAGACCCTTTGACACAGTTTATGAAGGATCAGGGTATACCCAGTGAACCTGACGTTATGAAGCCCGATGCTACTACAGTGTTTAGCTTCCCTGTCAAGTCACCTCGTAAGGCTATCGTAACATCAGACCTGTCAGCAATAAGCCAACTAGAGACATGGCTTATGTATCAACGTCACTGGTGTGAGCACAAGCCAAGCATTACCTGTAATGTACGTAAGGATGAATGGTTTGAGGTAGGTGCATTTGTATACAAACATTTTGATGAGATGTCAGGTGTGTCATTTTTACCATACAATGAGCATACATATCAGCAAGCACCCTATCAAGAGGTTGGCAAGACTGACTATAATATGTTACTATCTGTTATGCCTGATAAAATTGATTGGGCTGGGCTGTCTGAGTACGAGAAAGACGATAACACTGTAGCAATGCAAACTATGGCTTGCTCTGGTGACGTGTGTGAAATAGTAGACTTAACATGATAATTTCCCCACCTTACGGGGTGGGGGAAACTAACAATAAAAAGGAGAAAGATAAATGATAAAACGTCAATTCAGTAAAGCACTATACGATGCATATGATGCACCTGCAAAGACAACCCTCGTACAATATCTGCAAAGTATTGGTCACGAGATTACAAACACAGAAGAGAACTACAATGTAGATGTTGTATCAACTAAGAAAGATTATACATACTTCAATGAAGCAGAAGTAAAGGTTTCATGGTCAGGGGATTGGCCTACTCATTGGGCAGAGATACGTATACCAGAACGTAAGGGACGTTTGATTGAAAAGTACGAGGGTGAGAAAGGAGTGCTTAACTTCTACGTGTTTCGTAAAGACCTAAAGCAAGTGTGGCGTATCAAAGATACTAGCCTGACTAAAGAAAGATTACGTGAGGCACGAGGACGTAACATTGTGAAGGGTGAGAAGTTCTACCACATCCCATACACAGAGGCTGAATTAATTAACGTAGCATAAGGAGATTTACTATGCCAAAGAAACTTAACAGAAAAGAACGTGGCTTGGGTAAGTATGATGCACCATTACGTGTGCAGTTTCAAATGGGCTACAGTGCCTTTAAGAGTGGACACAAGTTGTCTAGCCCATTCAGCATCCATACGATGCAACATCGTGAGTGGGAACGTGGGTTTAATAAAGCCTACTACGATCAACAAAAAAGGATTAAGGAGTATGAACGAACTACAGGCAGAGGCAGAGCAGTTTCTAAAGGAGAAGTACAGCATGTCTGACTTTAATTCGTATCAAAGGAATGCATCAAGTACAGCTATCTATCCTGATCAGCACAAAATAATATACCCTGCACTTGGTTTGGCAGGGGAAGCAGGTGAGGTAGCTAACAAAGTTAAGAAGCTCATACGTGACGGTCCAGATAAACGTCCTGATGATTGGCGAGAGCAGATTGCCAGTGAGATAGGGGATGTACTATGGTACTGTGCGGCACTAGCCACTGACCTCAACCTCACACTAGGTATGATAGCAGGTCAGAACCAAGCCAAGTTAAGTGCCAGAAAAGATGCAGGTACTATTGGTGGAAGTGGAGACAAACGATAGACAAAAAAAATGGGGGCTTAATTGCCCCCTTATTTATTTAGTTTGTTGCTTTCTTATATATATCGGCATATCCTTGCAATATTGCCATGTGTTCTGGGTTTGTTAAGTCTAACTCTTCATCCTCTACTCTATTAAACTCACTTAT